GTTTCCCAGTCACGATCTGTACATGATCACCGAACAAATCAATACGAGCATTAGAATCGTCATACTCACCAATATGGTATAACGCAAAATCACCCGGATGACGGAACATAACCGACTTCTCATTATTCACCTCGTCACCGAAACCACGAACAGCAGCACCGACAGACGGCACAAACTGCGGCTGACCAAAGCAATCAGCCTTAGAATCACGAACGACAATAACTTGCAGCTTCATAACGACCTCTTTTTAGAATTAAGACGAGCCTTAGCAATAACCTCCTGAACAGCCAACCGATCAGGAGCATTCTCCGACAGCGACTTTAGGCTCTTATCAAGCCGAGCCAGAGTAACCTCATCAGGAAGAAAACCGAACCACATTTCCGCCAACTTCTCATAATAACGCGGCATCGGAATTTCGATATTCTTCATCACAACAGTTCCGGCACGAAGAACTTCCGGCCAATACTTACTAAACCAATCAAAACCGATTCCCGGTTTACGAGACATCTGCACAAACTCAGGAGTAAGCCAATAAACAGTACCATCATCGAGTTCACGACGATAATGACTATCAGCTTCACTACCAGTAATCTTCTTGGTGCAATAACCAGCCACATAGGCAGCCGAATCAAAAGTGACCTCACCAACGGTAGAGTAGCCGTATGGCCATAGATTCTCGAGAACAGCCGAACGGAACAACGCCGACCCCGACGGCGAGTTTTTGTAAAAAACCATATCATCGAAGCGAACACCGAATAAAACAGCATGAAAGTGGGGACGAGCATCCTTATCTCCATATTCGCCACACATAAAGAAACGAACCTCACGACCGAGGTAATTCTTAAGACGACGCAAAAAACGCTTGAAGTCCCGATAGTTCAACGAACCATCAAAAGGCACAAACTCCGGGTTATAAGTCAACGTCACATACGACGAAAACTCATGCATAGAATGCTCATGCATACACCGAATAGCCCATTCGCTCTTACGGCGAATCTTACAATTAATACACTGACCACAAGGAATCTGAAACTCAGAAACACGCTCACCGGATTTAGTCCGCTGAGCTTCTCCAACATGAAACACCACATTCCCATTACGCATCCATGCGTCAATGGGATGTAGACAACGCACTACAGTCTCCAACCACCACGCATCGGATGGATGCGGAGATTGGCAGCCTTGGTCTTCCCGGAATTCTTCCGGAAGGACCTGGCGGACGAACTCTTATGCACTCTGTGACGCATACAGACCTCCAAGGACAGGTTTTAGACAAGCCATCCATGGGCACTGCTCCCCCCCTCCTGGGGGGAGCCTATTGGGAGGATACTCCCAGACCCTCAGAGTGGACATGGTCCACTCGGCACAGTTACATCGAGTGAGAACTGTGCCTACTTGCCCCCCTTCAGGGGCAGAGCTCCGGAAAGCTGCTCCAGCTCGGAAATCAACGAAACCAACGAAACACGAAGAGCACGCTTCCGATCCAAACGACCACGCTCAATGTTCAATAACGTCTTCGCACCCTTCTGCTCGAAGAAATTGATATCTCCTTCGATCACACGAATATTCGCATCAACCTCCGAAAGACGAAGACGCGCATTCGCTAACCGCTCGACAAACTCATTACGCTTAACATCAGACATAAAAAACCCTCCTCACCACTACTGATGAGGAGGGTATCACAATACCACAACCACGTCAAGAACTATTTTCGACGGCCACGACTCAACGGACCGGGCTCGTCGACAGACAACATATCCTTCAGCTCATCCATATTAGCAATCTTAACTTCCGCCGGAGGCGGAACCACCGGAGGCGCAGCCTCCGGAACGGCAAGCTTCAAACGACGCATCTCCTGCAAATTACGCAGAACACCTTTATCATCACGTTCAGTACAAAAATCAAAGAACAAAGACGGATCATTCCGAAACTTCTCACGAACACTAGACGGCAAAGCCTCAAAAGCCTCAGTAGCAACAGCAATACCATTCATAGCAGACTTGAAATCCATAACATTAGTAAAATCACCAGACTGGGGCGTGCGAACACCGGTAGGAACTACTCCGGTTCTCAAGAAACGCCCGACAATAACATTAATATCAGCATCCTCCTTATCGGACTGACGAGTCCGAGAAATCTCACCTTCAGGAGCACGAAAAGCAACACGAGTGCGAGAAAACAAAGACGAATACGAACGACTCATAGACCCTCACTTCTTACCGCGATTGCGGAAAATAGTAACAACCTTAGCAGCATCAACACCGAGAATCTTCGAAATCTGGTCGACCCATTTAGCACCGGGCGCCGATTCGAAAAAACGCGCAGTAGCCTGCGCTTCAGGAATACCAAGAGCCTGAATCTTATTCACCAGCTCTTGATAAGTAACCAGCAACGGCTGGATACGCTCCAACTGATCGTTGGACAACTTCAAACCACGCACATTCTCAACACCGCGCGAAACGTCGTTCTTCAGCAGCTCCGACTGAGAACGCGCGTTCTCCGCGGAAAACGGAACCGCCTCACGAAGAATGTCATTCTCCATAACCTTACGATTAGCATCCTCATGATTGACATTAATCTGCGACTCAGCAAGTGCAGCAGCAGACGACGCCTGATTCGCCTGCTCATCCAACAAACGAAGCTGCGCTGACGCGATCTTCGACGCAACATACTTAGAACCAATACCCTCGAACGACTCTCCAACGTTCGGAGGATTCACCTGCGACGGAGACGACAACGCACCATTCATAGCGGCCAACATCGGATTCAAACCGGCCGCCTTCATATCCTCCACACGCCAGCGAACACCTTTCTTCGCAATATCCTTCTGCAACTTAGATGACTCACTAGCACCAAAAGCCGACGTCAAACTACCTAATACATCTCCTACGAAACCAAGCGTAGCAGCGGATGGCATAGTACCTCCAACAACAACGTAAACACCGCTTCTGATGAAGCTCCCAAAACACAAGTGGTCCCACCATGGACCACCTGCGACAATAAAACCTAGAAATGGTCCACAAGACCCGGCACCGAGTACGCCGGCATATTGCGCACCATAGAACCATCAACAAACACATCCAACAAAAACTGCGCAGTACCAGCCATATTATCCGTGGCCAATACACGATTCACGGGAGGGTTATCCTGTATGAACGAATCGTTAAGGACCGGTAAAGCATCAAACTCCTGTGAAAGATGCCACATGTCCAAAGGCTGCGGCGCAGTGGAACGCATGAGCCCTGTGACTTCGGATGGCAAATAACGATATTCAGCCCAACGCTCCTGATATCCAAAGACAAGCTCATCGTCACTTGTTCCTTGGGCATAAATTTCCTTATTAAGAACGGCCTGCTCTCCGAGGGCCGCAAAGACAGGAAAATAAAAGTCATAACGCGTTCTCCGACTCCAATGACGACGGCAACCTTGCTGATACGTCAAATCAGCACGCACAGACAGCAAACCCATAATATAACCGTGCTCAACGATCGCACGAGTAAAACCATGCCGACCCAGCGCCTTACCTTCAGCGCCTAAATTACCCGTCGGCACACCAATTCCTTCGAACTGACCAGCAGTAGACGCAACCTGGTTAACCACAATCGGCGTATTACCACCGCCGAGATACTCAGGACGCTGCAAACGCTCGTCAGGCGAGCGAACACCAAAGTGTGAAAACAAAATCTCCGTATAACGCGTGCCACCACGCGCATCCCGTTCCAACAACTTCTGAATCTGGAACGACATACGGATAGCATTAATAGTCGCGGCGGTCGCCGACGACAAATCAGCCACCAAACCAGACTTGGTAGCATCAGTAGTAACACCGAGCGAATAACCCTGCTCCGGACCGACACCGGACGTCGCCGTTCCCCACGGCTGACCGAAAACACCAGTATATCCACCAAGCTCATCCCCGGAGTTAAACACTCCGAGCCCATACTCATCATTAACATCGGTCCCATTCTGAAGACCGAGCGTCATACCAGTACCACGCACCGGCGCGGTACCACCAAGCGGCAGCTGCACAGCGGGACCTTTCTGCGCAAACGGCAAACAACCCGTGAAATAATCGGGCCTCTTACCACGACGCAACAACTTATGCGTAGTCAACGCATTGTAACCATCCGGCCCATCCGTCTGCGGAACAGACACCGAATCCTGTAGATTCTCATCACGGAACCACTGATTCCATATCAGGTTATACATACGAAACGGCAACGCACTCACTTGCCACTCATCAAAATCAACCTCCATCGGCAAACCGAAATAATCATATATCTGTTGGTAGTCCGCAGGATTACCAACCTCATCCTTGCCGAAATAAATCTGCGGAACAGTAAAGTCAATCGAGTCATCTGGGTCATTACGCTCACCCATCATCTTGACCCAGTTAGGCCAAACCAACCGATTTGGCACAAAAAAGAAAAACGTCTCCAACGTCAGGTTATCCATGAAAGGAACCTGCGGAGTCGCAAGACGAGCAAACAGCGTAAACTTGGCATGCCACAAATCACCTGGCAACGCTTCCTCCAGGAAAAACGGCACAAGATAACCACCATCGAACGTGGTCTTATAAGCCTTACGCAGGCCAAACGCAGACCGAGGTATATCCGCTCGCGGAATCATCGCGAAATTATGCGGATTAACAGTCTTATTACGATGCATGACACAACCTCCAGACAAAAAAAAAAGGCCCGCCGAAGCGGGCCAAGTGGCTGCGAACTCTACTGTTTCACCTCACGACCTTGAACAAAATCTACAGCACGCGCGATCTGTCTATGATCACCGAACAAATCAATACGAGCATTAGAATCGTCATACTCACCA